TGTTTGCGGGACATTCCTTCTTATAACAACTGTCTCACCTGACGCTGGAGTATTGCCAGATGTGAAAGTTATTGAACCTCCACTAGCATCTCCTGCACCTGATACTGTATAGTGTGTAGATAGACTTTTAGTTGTTTCAGTTCCTGTAGATGATCTGATAATTACTACTAAATCTGTGTCCGCAAATATTTTAAAACTGTAGGCAAATGTTGTGGTTGAGCCATTACCATTATGTGATGATTTTATTATCGTTGTAGATACTGTCATAGTTTTTCTATATATTATATGTTAGTTTATTCAATATTATTTTCTCCGCTCACAGGAAATAAATCTTTAGTAAGGCTGTCATCTCCTTTTGCAGCTCTAGTTTTAAACTTTTGTTCTCTTGCTTTGTTGATCTTTTTAGCAGTTTCTGGGTATAGTTTCAACATCTCTATATAGGCTGCTTTCTTGTAGGCACTAAAGATTCTATCTATCATAAACTCTTTTCCACCCTCAAATGTAATATCACCCTCTGATGCTAGTTTATAAGTATTACTTTCAAATAAATTAGCTAATTGTTCTTTTAAATTTTTACCATCTATTTTTACTTTACCAGTATTTTCTAGTAAATATTGATAAGCTGATTTACCATTAGGAGTATTTGTTTCTTCAGTTAAATCAACAATTTTAAATTTTATTTTTTGAGGATTTTCTAATGGTATTCTGAGTCTAGCAATTTCAAAGGTAACAGCATCAGTTTTTACATCTGATTTTCTACCAACTAAACTTGGTCCCATAAACCAAAAAGAATAAGATGCTATTCCATCAGGATTTAAATATAAAGAACTTGGATTTTTTGTAATAGGATCACCTGTAAGAATATTAACTCTAGGGTCTAAGGATTCTGTAAATGGAGTATTTTCTAAAATTTCATCAACAAAACTTCTTGTTTCGTATGCTTGCTCATCTGGTGCAAGAATACCCGGTATACCTTGTCTTCTAAGTGATGAATAAGGAATATAGTTACCAGCAACATTTCCAAAAAATCTTGAAATATTGTTTTCATTTGGATCAGATATAAGTTCAAGTGCATCTGATATACCTCTTAGATATGTTTTGTTAGTTAAGTTTTTCATAACAGTTAAAACAGCAGAACTAAAAGCATCCTCTTTTTGTTGGTCGTTTAGATTACCGATATTTTCTATAATATCAGCAACAATACCTAATGGAAAAAAACGAGGGTCCATTCTATTATATTGCTTGTAAGTAACAGTTCCATCTTCATTTTTTTGAGCTATTGAATAAGGTTGCCAACCAAGTTGAAGCCATTGTTTTTTAATTCTAAAATCAGTTGGTCCATTACCAGTTATTTTAGGATATGAGTTGCCATTTTCATCTTCAACTCTTTCAGTTGCGAGAGAAAATCCATACATAACAGCAGCCATACCTAAAAATTGTCTACCTAATACCTCTGCTCTTGCTCTTCTATCTCCACTATTCCATAAATCTCGATTTTGTTTTGTAAATATTCCAAGACCGGGTATTCTATTTCCAAAGTGTCGCCAAAGGTTAGTTGGTGTTCTAATAAAAGGAGCTAAAAATCTAAATTCTGGTGCAGTATTTAAAAATGTTTGTATTTTAGAACCGAGATCAAGATATGTTCCACCTTTTAAAGTATTTGTATAAGTTGAAACTCTTGCATATTGTAATGCCTCTTCATTAATAGGATTATCTTTTATATTTGCGTGTCCATTTTTATCAAAACCTTCATCAAAAATTCTTTTAATGTTATTTCTACCCTCTTTAGAATATAATGATAAACCTCTCTCCATGGTATTATCTAAAGCATTAGTATATAGTCTACCTCTATAATTTAGTTGTTTTAAAAGTTCATCACCTGTCATTAATAATCTTGAAGGTAATTCTAATACAATACCAATATAATCTGCTATTGTTCCAGCAGCTCCTTCAAATCCTAAATTAGCTCCACTAATAGGTCTAACAGCTTTGCTTCCTACTATTTGTAAGTTATCTTGTGTTCTTTGCAAAGGATCAAGTATTGCATCACCTTGTCTTAAAGCTAAAGATACAGCTTTCATTGTATCACCAAAACTTAACATCATTCCTCTGTATTGTGCAAAACCTAATCTTATTGATCGTAAGTCTGCTCTTGCTAAACCACCACTTACTATTTCTAATGGTCTAATAAATGCTTCATACATACCAGATTTTATGTTTAGTGCCTGAGTAAATACACCTGACAAAAGTGAATTAATATAAAGTGAATTAAAAACTTCTACAGTTCTTTGATACCTTGTTTTGGCAACAGCATTAATTACTTCTTCTGGTTTTTTATTTTTAATATTTTTAGCAATAGCTGCTGCATTACCATCAAACTTTTTTACAATATTTGACATCTCATCAACATCTAAAACTTTACCTTCTGATCTTGCAACTTTTATTCTTCCAGCTTGTGTCATTCTAGCTGCACCTCTAATTTGATCTTTCAATGCAACTACACTATCTCTTAAAACACCTCCTAATTGTCCAACTTCTAACTGTGCTTCTTTTGTCCAATTTTTAACATCATCTCCAAATTCATCTAAATATTTTTCTGAAACTTCTTTTAGTGTCAATGCAAGTTCTTGAATTATTTGTTTGCTTGCTAACATTCTTACTGTTCCTTGTTTTGCAAACTCTTTATCTTTAGTCATTGCTTTTAAAACTTCAGCTTTATCTCTTGATAAAAGTTTTGCTAATTCTTCTGCTGTTTCATTTCTCAATACATCATTTTGTAAATATTCAACTGTAGCATCATCAAAAGATTCAGATACATCATCAATAGTTTTTAGAACTTGACTTGCATTTTTAAATGATCTTGTATTTAATATTTTTTTAATAAAAGATTCAGTTTCTTTTTTTGCTTCTTTCTGTCCAACTCTTAATGCTTTTACAGCTTGTTTGGCATCGATTGCTTCATTACCATCAAAGATTGCTTCTTTTACTTTTTTAGTTTTTTTACCTTTTTTAATACTTTCTATTGCTTCACCAGCATCTTTATAAATCTTTTCTTTCTTAGCTATATCTTTTGTTTTCTTTGCTTTTTTAAATGCTTTAATACCAAATAATATCTCTAATGGTCCACCAATAGCCATACCCTCAAGCACATTTTTTATTCTACCTTCCATCTCGGTATCATCTTCATCTGTGGCTAAATATTGAGTAACAGCATTATTTAAAACTGGTGAATCAAACTCAACCAACATATCTGATAATCTTCCTTCTGCTGGGTCAAATACAGTAAGATCAGCTACAGCTCCTGCTGTCATACCTCTTAATCCTGTTTTTACTATACCTCCACCTAATCCAACACCTTTTAATATTTTAGATGGTCCAACAAATCCTGTAATAAATCTTGTTGCACCTTCTGTCATCTGTTCCGCAGTTCCTGTAGGTTTATGAAAAATAGGTAAATTTCTTTTCTGTGAATAAGCTCCTTCTTTCCATTTTTTAGGTGTTACATAAGATGGTACTAAATCTTTAAATGTAAATTTGCCATCACCATCACCAAACTCTAAACCACCTAAAGATATAATATTTTCATCTAAAAAATCTCCTTGCTCCTCAACAGCATTTACAACACCTTGAGCGGCAGATAATGTAAGAGCTTTTGCTTTGTTCCAATAATTAAAATCTTCTTGATCTGGTTCTGTAACTAGACCAGAATTTTTAGGTTCAATTTTTTTTATTGCTTCTTCAAATTGTTTTTCAAATTCAATAGCTTCATCTGATAAAACAACATCAGCCATCTATCCCTCTTTTCTTTGTTTTAAAATTTTTATATAATCATTATAAAATTTTATAGGTTGAGGATTACCTTTTTCGTCAACATATCCATTCAATCTAGCTAAAGTTTTTAGTATATTTTTATCTTCTGGATTTGATCCAAGTCTTTGCCTTGCATCTATTATTGAAGCTGCTTCTCTAGTTACATTAAATTTATTTTCTTGTAAGTTAAAAGCAGTTATTTGTTCGATAGAAACTTCTGCATATTTATCCATTAAGTCAAAACTTAATTGTTTTGCATATTGTTGTCTTTCAAATAAAGAAGAATCAGGATTAGATTGCACATACAATGATATTCTTTCATTGTATTCAAAACCAGCCTCTTCTGCTAACGCTTTGTTTTTGGTTTTATTGAAACTTGAATCTAAAGCATTATAAAATTTAGATTCTAAAATACTTTTTTGTCCTTTTGAATATTCTTCAAACTCTTCACCCATAGCAATATCTTTTACTAATTTATCGTGAGCTATTTTTTCATTAAGAACTCTTTGTTTTAAAGTAGAAAAATTTATTTTTCTTTTACCTGATAAAACTTCTGAACCATTGTATCTTTTAAAAGTTTCTAACTGATCTAATAAATCTTCAGCTAATTCATAATCAGCATTGGGATCACCTTTGACAGTTAAGTCATTTATTTTTTGAGTATACGAATTATAAATACCATTAGCAAAATCTTCATCGTTTAAAAAAGTAGCACCATTCTGAGAACTATCAATTTTTGCAATCTGTTCTTGAGCGTTATCAAAACCTAAATTAATAGTAAAATCTGCATCAGCTAATAATAGTGTTGAGTTTATTTTTCTTTTTCTTTCTTTTTTGTCAAAGTTTCCTAAATCATGTGTATTATTAAAACCATCTGCAAGTCTATATAATTCATCTTTATATTTTGCTTTAAGTATAGGATTAGTTGTTGTTTTATATTTTGCACTTAACATAGTAACTTCATTGTTATATGTTTTTACACTTTCCTCTTCAAAAGCCTTAAAAGAATTAGTTTTTAAATTGTAAACACTTTCTAAATTTTCTAAATCTAAACCATCTTCAACTAATTTTTTAATTCTAGGATTTGTAATACTTGATATTCTATTTTGAGATATACCATCAAATTTACTTTTCCAATTATTTATAGATTCTTGCTCGTTAGGATTTTTTTTTTGAGATAGAACAAGTTTATCTGATTCTGTTTTAAGTTCTAATAAAGTTTTTTTTGCTTCTAATTTTTCTTCATTATCTCTTTTTTTTAAAAAATATGCTTGAGTTTGTTTGGCAGCAGGTAGTAAAGCTCCTGCAATAGTTTGGTTAGGAGATATTTGTAAATTTAATCTTTGACCACCAACCTCAGAAGTCATTTCTTCTTTAGATGTAAATGTAGGAATCCTAGGCATCAAAAACTCCGCTAGTTAATAAACTTGTACCAGCTTGAGAAAGGTATCCAATTTGAGCCTGTCTAGCTTGCATACGAGCCAATGATCCTTGCATCCTTGCAAAATTAGCTTGTTCTATTTTTTGTGCTTGTTCTACTTTACTATTATATTCCATAATGCCTTTTTCTAACTCTGCTTGTTCGGCATTTGAGTATAATATTCTTAAACCTGAACCAGATAATTCTACACCTCTAGCTAAAATATTAGTTGTAGTTTTACTTTGAAATCTTCTAAACTGATCATCAAATTTAGCTAAATCAAATTCTAGTTTTTTTTCTACTCTTTCTGCCTCTTGTTCTGCAACAAGAGCATTTCTATTTTGTATATCTTGATTATATTTACCAACAGCTCCTGCTTGTTTAGCCGCTAAAAGAGATGTTCCTGCGGTTATAAAAGGTGCTGCTGTTGTTAAAGCTGGTATTGCTGCTCCCATTAAAATACCCTCGCATATCTATATTGATCTGATCCATCGAATCCATATTTTTTCATTAGACCTTCGTTTTCTAATCCCAACCATTCGGCAAACTTTTGTCCATGCGGAAAATCTTTTCGTATTGCAGTTTGAACTCTTGTAATATTATTTTGTTTAGCAACCTTGGCAAAATCTTTTTTGATTGCTTTAGCAACTGACAAAGGATAGTTCCAAACATCTTGTGTACCTATAACCCAACCTTCTGCTACACTTCCCCATATTCTTTTCATGCCAGCAGCAAATATTGGCTTCTTACCTATGATACCTGTAAAAGCTAAATCTTGTTCACAAAGATTATTAGCCTCTGATACATATCTTTTATCTGCTTCCAATACTTTATGATTCATCTGACAAGACAAAATAAAATCTCCATGTTCTTTGGTGTAAGGTACTATATGTAGCATATTATCCATCATTTGTAACTAATCTTGGGTATAACGATAAAATGGTTAAAGGTAAAGGTTGAGTTTGCCTTACAAATATAAATCCATCAGTTTCGTAGTTACCTCTAAACTCAACTTCTTTATCACCTGTAAATGGTGAAATACCTTGGTCCATAGGATTAGCAGACGATCTAAAAGGTATTCTTTCTAAATTATTTAAGTCTGGTCCTATCTCTACACCAACAGTTTCAAATAATCTAACAGTAACTTCATATATTCTTTTAGTCTTACCTTGTGATGTACCATTCTGTGAACCAGCATCTATTCTCATAGTCTGTAAAACAGATGTATAAGATAAACCAACTTTTACTTTCTTAGCTGCTCTATCTAAACTTATAGCACCTGAACTAACAGTTTTTGTTGGATGCGTTGCACCATCTGCTAATATCGAAACTGTTTGTCCTTCAAGGTGTGTAAGACCTGATAATGTTTCAACTACCTGATCTACTGTTGCACCTGAAGTATGTGCTGCTGCTGTAGTTAAGTTTTGACCTCTAGTGCATCCTGTAAGATTGTTTGTAGACTTTCCTGTATACGATATGATTTCATTATTGATTTGTATTTTTCCAGAGCTACTAAAATTAGTACCATCCGCAACTACTACTGTTGTTGCAGAGTTTGATATATCACCATTGAGTGTACTTGAAACACCATCGTAGTTAAGTTGACTATCTAAAAAATTAAATGTTGTATTATCTGTTTCTGTAAAATCAAATGTATTTAAAACTTCTACATATCTTTTAGTTGCACCATTGATTGTTCTTTTGATGATTACATAAACTTCATATTCATCTAAGTCTGTTGGTATAACAGCAACACTTTCACACACAGCTTTATCTGAACCAAATGCACCACCAAAGATATGACGATGCCAAGCAACTACTTGTTGATCTCTTTGATATGTAAGTGCCACTAACTCACCATCTTCTCTTACTGCATATATTATAGATAAAGGTTCTTCTTGATATGCCATTTGTGTAACACCACCTTCAGTAATATGTTCGGCAAGGATAGTTAGATCAGGAGCAACATAACCATCTACATCAAAGTTATATGCTAGTTCTCTAATCTTTCTTTTAGCTCTTTGTAAAAATAAAGTAGCATTAGCTACTGGTACAGCATCAACATTTGCTCCACCATAGTTTGATTGTTTCTTAATTATAATATTAGTTGGAGTGATCGCATCATTATCACCACCCCCATAAACTGCAAACTCACCACCCGCAGTACCAATAATTAAAGTTCTTGTTGGTGATAGAAATCTTATGGCATTAACTTGGTTGGATGCAATCGTATATACAATAGCATCATCGTCTGCCACAGTTCCGCCAATATTCGCATCCATGTTTTCATAATCACCTGACTTTGAAAAGTATATTGTTTGTGGATTATTAAGTGTACCTGCAAATACTAATCTTTGTTCAAAAAAAGTTACGGAAGATGGATAACCTGTGGTGTCTGAAAAAGCACCTAAAGACCAATCGGTAGAAGCAGTAGCCGATCCTGTGTCTACTAATATTTGAACAGTAACTACTGTAGCACTTGTAAATCCTGTTACCTTTGCATGACCATCTCTAAATCTAATTAGTCTATCAACATCTGAGGAAACAAATGTGCTTGCACTAGCAGTAAAAGTTCTTCCTGTGCCTACTGTTTGTGCTGAAGCTGTAATTGTTGTGGTTGATGTATTGGTATCTAAGTATGGACCATTAGTAAAATCTACAGTTGTTAATGTCCAAGATGTATGACCTGTTCTCGATAATTTTTTTGTTTCATGGCTAGGATGCGTTATGTACATAACATCCGCAGATTGTGCGAACTTAATATCAAATAGTTCTGCTGTAAGATAAGGTGTAGATATTTCAAAAGCTGAACCACCAGATAGCACTTGACCTTTGTCTTTGAATACTCTCATGTACTGATTACCAAACTCAAGAATATAAGTTTGTGTTGTAGAAAATTCAAAAGGTATTAGTCTTGTTTTTGCAGAGGATGTTTTTACTTCTGCTATAAATTGTGTACCCGGTCTTCTTGCTGCCGCACCATGAGGATATATAACCATGTTCTCGAGGGTCTTGCAACCTGCTGGATATTTAGATAGATCATTACGACCATCTAATCTAGGTGATAGTTCACCTGCTGTGAAGTTTGTAAGTTGTGCAGCTACCCTAGCCATTTATTAAAACCTTGAGTTTATAAATGTACCAGCATCTATCACATCAGCCATTCCATCTTCTTGAGTAACATTATACCCTTCTGTAGAATCTACAAATCTAGCATCTCTTAACTTCTCTTGATAAAGAGCAATCATGTTTTGCTGTGTGGTATTATTAGATGTAATTGCATAAGCAATGTCTGCTGCTAATGCTGCTGATAATGTTTCTCTTAATAATTCATCGTATTGATTTGGGTCTGTAACTCTTGAGATATACAATATCTTCATAGAAGAGTTGTTAGAAAGTATTGATCTACCTTCTACTTTATGATCTGAATCATAATCTAATATTCTAAGTAATCTTAAACAATCACCGGGTAAATCATATTTAAAACTAAAACCCCATGCAGGAGTTGTAGTAGATGATGCAAGTTCTAATCTTGTTTGTAAACAATTCCAAGGATGTGATCTGAATACTGCATCTCTGACTTGAGTAAATCTAGCATTGCATAGTCTGCCATTTTTTGAATCTTCTGTTAAGGAAACAATCGTTGTTGCACCTAGTTGATTTAAAGATCCATTACA